ATCGAGGGCGATGACCTTACCGCCGATAAAATCAGCAGTAAGAAAGACGTTGCGGTAATTTTAAGACGTGCAAAAATGTGGAGTGCGACAGACCTTTCGGCCGCAATGTCGGGTGCTGACCCTATGGCGGCGATTGCAAGTCTTGTATCTGACTTTTGGGTGAGAGATTTACAAAAGGAACTTATCGCTGTGCTTAAAGGTATCTTCGGCACAATTCCGGCAGTATCCGACGGTTCGCCTAAAGAGGCTGAAACAAGACTTGCGTCAAACATTCTTGATATTTCAAGCGCAAGCGGTAACAGTGCAAAATGGAGCGGAAGTGCTTTTATTGACGCACAACAGCTTTTAGGCGACAACAAAGCGGAACTTACCGCTGTTGTTATGCACAGTGCGGTTGAGGCGGCACTCAGAAAGCAAGACCTTATTGACGTAATTCAGCCGTCCGGTGCAAATCCGTTCAGTACATATATGGGTAAGCGAGTTATTATTGATGACGGCTGTCCCGTAACAGGTTCGGGTTCGAGTCAAGTATTTTCAACATATCTTTTCGGCAACGGTGCGATTGCACTCGGTAACGGTACACCGGAAAAGTTTGTTGCAACCGAAACAGACAGAGATAAGAAAAAGGGCAGTGGTGTTGACTATCTTATCAATCGTAAGACGTATATTCTTCACCCACGCGGTGTTAAGTTTACGGACGCCGATGTCGCAAATACGGAAGGTCCTACGCGTACGGAACTTGCTAATGCAACAAACTGGACACCTGTATATGACCCTAAGCAGATTAGAATTGTCGAAATGCGTCACAAGATTTGATGAGGTGACTTATGGATGAGTATATAGCTGTTTTTGCGGATATGTACGGCATAAGCGAAGATGACAGAGGAAAAGCCGAAAGATGTATTGAAAGCACAATCGAATATATCAAGAATTATTGCCATATTGACGGTATTCCCGATGATTTAAAGCATACCGTTATACTTATGGCGGCGGACTTGTTCCGCTATGATATATCGGCATCATCGGGACGATACGACAATGTAACGTCAATCAAAGAGGGCGATGTTACGGTATCGTACGGCAGTAATTCAAGCAGTATGTCGAGCGTGTTTAAAGACTACAAAGCAAGGCTTGCACGTTTCAGAAAGTTGGTGTGGTGATGAATATGGTAAGAGAGGCGATTGAAAGACTGTATAAAGGCTTATGTTCTGTCAAAGTGAAAGTTTCAAGCGTGAATGAGGAAACAGGAGAAACTGTATTTACCGAAAAGGCTGTTTTAACGGAACAGCCTTGCCGACTTTCGTTTCAAAGCCGAAATTCGGCGGCAAAGGACGATGGATACAGCACCATATCGCAATCGGTTGTGCTTTTTATTGCGCCGGAGGTTGAAATACCGTCGGGCAGTAAAATAACCGTTACACAAAACGGAAAAACAACTGACTATTGCCGTAGCGGTGAAAGTGCGGTTTATACATCACACCAAGAAATTGCACTGGAATTATTCGAGGATTATGCGTAATGAATGAGATTGATTTTTCACAGCTTGAGAAATTACAAAAGCAAATGGAAAGTGCGGATTACACCAAAGCTTGTGTATCCGCTATGAATGAGATTTCTCAAAGAGCACTTAAATACATAAGTAACGTAACAAAGCCGGGGCATTACAAAAACGGTAAAGTGGGCGGTACTTTAAAAAAGAGTTGGCAAACAGAAGAAACAACAGTAAGCGGAAGTACGGTAAAGGGCGGAATATATACCGCACTTGAATATGCTCCTTATGTGGAGTTCGGACACCGTACAAGGCTCGGAAAGGGTACGTCCCCGAAGTACAAGCCTAAGAAAAACGGCAAAAAGTGGGTTGAGGGTAAAAAGTATCTTAACACCGTAGTACCGAAAGTCGAAAGGGATGCACCTAAAATACTTATGCAGAAAATGGAGGAAGTATTGAAATGACATCAAAAATAAAAAATGCAGTGACGAAAGCTATTCATAACCTGTTTGGCGATGATTATGCGGTATATACGGCATACACAGAACAAGGATTTTCAGAGCCTTGCTTTATCGTTGAAATGTTTCCGCTTAACGTACAGTCGACAAATTCATTTTTGGACGATGAAACGCAGACGGTAAAAATACGATATGTTCCGAAAGAGATAAGTCAAGACGAATTTATCGAAGTGGCTGAAAAATTAAGAGGTTTGTTTTTATACAATCCGCTTGTATTGTCCGACGGTATGCGTATACGAAGTTTTAGTATAGATTTTTCTTTGGAGAACTACACACTTGTGACGGAGCTTGTATACAATTACACCGTTAAGGTGAGAAACGACAGTACATACGATAATGCAGAAGATTTGATATTAGGAGGAGATTTATAATGGGTTTACCTGAAATAAATATAGCGTTTCAGTCTAAAGCTGAAACGGCGATTAAACGAAGTGCAAACGGCATTGTTGCACTGATTTTGCGTGACGCAACCAAAGGTGATATTACATCATATTCGTATACAAATGAGAGTGAAGTTGTAAAATCTCATTGGACAACCGCAAATTATGATTACATAAGCAAGACGTTCCTCGGCGGACCGCAAAGGGTTATTGTTGAGAGAATAGGTGCGGAAGATACCTATGACGACGCGCTTGCACGATTAAAAAATAAAAAGTGGAATTACCTTGCAATACCGTCGCTTGCCGATAACGAAAAAGATATTGCGGATTGGATTATCGCGCAGAGAAGTGCGAAAAAGACATTTAAAGCCGTACTTCCGTATGCGGCGAATAATGAGGGTATTATAAACTTCGCAACCAATGATATAAAAGTCGGTACAAAGGTTTATACCACTGCCGAATACTGTTGCCGTATTGCAGGACTTTTGGCAGGATTGCCTATGACAGAGGGCGCAACGTATCAAACTCTTGCGGAGGTTGAAAGCATAACGGAAAGTACAACTCCGGATGATGATATAGACGGCGGTAAGTTTATACTTATTAATGACGGCGAAAAGGTTAAAGTCGGCAGAGGTGTCAATTCGCTTGTAACATTGTCGGGTGATAAGACGGAGGATATGAAAAAAATCAAGATTATAGACAGTCTTGACCTCATAAGAGATGATATAAAAGCATCGTTTGAGGAAAATTATATTAACGTTGTAAACAGTCACGAAAATAAAATGCTTTTCATCGGTGCGATTAATCAGTATTTTAAGTCGTTGCAATCACAGGGCGTATTATACGACGGTGCAGATTGCAAAGCATATATTGACGTTGAGTCGCAACGTGAATGGCTTGCACAGAAATATGATGTGTCGGGTATGACAGACAGTGAGATTGAAGTCGCAAATACGGGAAGTATCATATTTGCGGGTGCGGATATTACAATACAGGATTGTATTGAGGACTTGAGTTTTAAAATAGGATTGGAGTGATAAATAATGGCTGAAAGTATTAAACCGAGAGGAAATCAACTTTGTTCCGGTACATTCGGTAAACTTTGGATTGACGGAATGCTTGCCTATGAAGTGTATAAGTTCGAGGCAAAGGAAAAGACAAACCGTGAAAGCGTAAGCTTTGCCGGAGATACAACCAATGATTCAAAATTAATGGGCGTTGATTATGAATTTTCATATACGGTGCGAAAAGTATATTCAAGAGGTAAGGCAATAGCCGACGGTCATAAAAAGGGACAGGACACAAGACATACTTTGGTGGCAAGACTTGAAGACCCCGATAATGGCGGCTATGAAACAATTCAGCTTGATAACTGTTGGTATAATGATGTGTCACTTATGAATTTTGAAAACGGTAAGATAGTTGAGGAAGAATTTAGCGGTGGTTTTACCGACCATGACCTTACAACTACAATGAATGCGTAATATAATAACGGAGGTAAATAACTATGGATAAGAATACAAAGATTACTCTTGCAGAGCTTATTAAACGTAAATAACAAGTGCTTGAGGCAAAGAAAAGTCCGAAGAAAGCGAGAATATATGTGAAAAGCCTTGACGGCGAGATTATTATAAAAGCACCGACCAAATCACTTGCGACAGAGGCGGCAGAAATGGAGAACGACGGTGACGCTCACCTTGTGTATGAATGTGTTGCCGAGCCGGATTTACATTCAAAGGAACTTCAAGACGCATACGGTTGTACATATCCCGAAGAAATTGTTGAAAAACTCTTCGATGCGGGCGAAATCACACCTATCGCGATGGAGTGTATGAAACTTGCGGGATATGTCAATAGTGTAAAACTTGTTGAAGAAGTAAAAAACTGATAGAGGCAGATGATGAACTCTATATGATACATCATTATCTGCAAAGAGGAATATTGCCCGAAAAGGTGCTTGCAAGACCCGAAATTGAAAAAGTATTTTTTCTTGCAAGTGCCAAAAAGGCAAATGATGATGAATACGCAAAGTGGAAAGCATTGGGAGGTGAATAGTTTTGGATAAGTCGATAGCCATAAATATGAATCTTAATGCAAGTAGTTTTGCAAAAGGTATCAAGACCGCAACAAGCAGTGTTGAAAATATGACCGAATCTATGAAAGACGCAACAAGCAGTGCCTCCAAAATGACTTCCGTAATGCAAGGGATAGGCAGTGGCGTCGCAAAAGTCGGAAAGGGTTTGGCTATTGCTGGTACAGCCGCCGCAACTGCCGTTACTGCATTGGTTTCAAAGTCTGTCGGTGCATTTGCTGATTATGAACAACTTACGGGCGGTGTAGAAACGTTGTTCGGAGCAGGCGGAAGAAGTGTTGAGGAATATGCACAGAGTGTCGGTAAAAGTGTTTCTGATATTCAAGGAAAATATGACAGTTTGATGAGTGCGCAAAATGCTGTATTAGAAAATGCAAATAAGGCATATATGACCGCCGGAATGTCGGCGAATGAATATATGGATACCGTTACGGGATTTTCAGCGTCATTAATATCAAGCTTAGGCGGAGATACAAACAAGGCGGCGGATTACGCAAATTCGGCATTGGTTGATATGTCCGATAATGCAAATAAAATGGGTACGGATATGGAGTCCATAAAAAATGCGTATCAGGGATTTGCAAAACAGAATTATACTATGCTTGACAACTTGAAGTTGGGTTACGGCGGTACACAAGAGGAAATGAAACGACTTCTCAGTGACGCAGAAAAGCTTACGGGACAGAGGTACGACATTTCATCATTTGCCGATATTACACAGGCTATTCACGCAATTCAAACTCAAATGGATATTACCGGCACAACCGCAAAAGAGGCAAGCACGACAATAAGCGGATCGTGGGGGTCACTGAAAGCGGCATTTCAAAACGTGTTGGTGGGACTGACAACAGGCGGAGATATGTTTGACCAAAGTTTAGACGCATTGATTAATACAGCCGTAACATTCGGACAGAATATTATACCCGCCATTAAAGGTGCTTTGAGTGGTGTCGGCTATTTAATTGAGGGTTTGGCACCGGTAATCGGCGAAACAATTCCACCGTTAATTAATGACCTCGCTCCTACATTAGCAAACAGTGCCGTATCGCTTATATCGTCTTTGGTAAATGGTCTGACACAGAACGCAACGCAATTTTCAGAGTGCTTGAGCAATATGATTATTGTAGCGGTCGCCGGTATTTCAACCGTAGTGCCACAGTTATTAGATGCGGCGTCAAAAATAGTCAGCAATTTAATGCAAGGATTAACTAATTCTATGCCTCAAATTGTGAACGGAGCAGTAACTTTGATAGAGGGGTTAGTCAATGGATTAGTGAACAACATACCATTGCTTATTATGGGAGCCGTTCAGCTTGTTGCGTCATTAGCTAACGGTTTGATAGCAAATTTACCGAGAATAATAGATGCAGGTGTAAATCTGATAACAGGAATTGTTAGCGCGTCATATTCGATGATGCCCCAAATTATACAAAACGGAATGCAGTTGGTCGTAAACTTAGCAGTCGGACTTGTACGGGCAATTCCGCAGTTGATAGCGGCTTTACCGCGAATAACGGGTGCAATCGTAAAAGGATTTAAGTCTGTTAATTGGTTTGATTTGGGTTTGCAGTTGATAAAGTCAATTTGGGAAGGTATCAAATCAATCGGAAGCGAGATGTGGAACGGAGTCAAAGAAAAAACGTCAGAATTATGGGGCGGTGTAAAAAATGTTGTATCGGAAAAACTGAACAACATAAAAAGTACATATGACGCACACGGCAGAGGACTGAAAGGTGCTACATTTGCGGCAATAGAGGGTGTCAAGGAATACTACAGGACAGGCTATGACGCAATTAATCAATTAACAGGCGGTAAGCTCGGCGAGGTTGTCAATGCAGTCGGTGAAAAGATGGAAGTCGTAAAAGGTAAATTCAGCGAAGCGTTTGGCAATGTGAAAAACACCGTAATGACTATTTTTGAAAACATTAAAAATGGTATTACTGAAAAAATCAGTGCGGCGGTGAACAAAGTCAAGGAGATATTCGGCAGTATTGCCGACAAGGTATCGGAAGTTTGGGGTAAGATTAAAGGAATTATCAAAGCGCCTAAGATTGTACAAAAAGGTACGGTAAGTATAGCCGGTGTCAGTACACCGATTCCGAAACTTGGACTTGAATGGAATGCAAAAGGCGGTATTATGACACGTCCGACAGCGTTCGGATATGCAAACGGAAAAGTCCAAATGGGCGGAGAGGCAGGAGCAGAGGCGATACTTCCGCTTAGAACATTTTGGAATAATTTAAGTCAATACATAGCCGAAAGCAACAAAGGCGGCAATACTATAACGAATGAAATTAAGATAGTTATAAATGCCGACAACAAAACCGCCGATGAAATCGCCGACGACGTTATAAACGTAATAGTTCCTAAAATTCAAAAATGTATGGCAAATATGTAGGGAGGCAAAATGTTAGATTTTTATTTAAGTATAAACAACAGTGAAGAAGTTATACATATTCCCGTCACGCCGTCCGAATTTACCGTATCGAGTTCACAAGGTACGGAAACTTTTGAAACGGCAAATTACGGTTGGATAAAAATTATCGGAAATCCCGAACTTAAAACTGTATCGTGGAGCAGTTTCTTACCGATGACCGACTATCCGTATTTAAGGGACAGAAGTATGAAAGGGCAGGAATACGCAGACAAGATTGAAAATTGGCGTAAGCGTAAACTTCCGATAAGGCTTGTCATTACTTCCACGGGTATTTGCAATGTTGATATAAATACAGCGGCGGCAATAGATAAGTTTGATTACAGCGTAGGTACAGGCGGTGATTTGAATTATTCAATCGAGCTTGGAGAAGTAAATCTTTTAAACGATGTACAGGAGGGGTTGACAGTGGCGCAGTATGATGAAATAATGGCGAGAATTGATAATATAGAAGAAAGGCTTAGCAGTGTTGAAAACACAATGATATATAACTATATGGACGATAATATGCCGTCTTGGGCTAAACCGACTATTCAAAAGTTGATGGACAGAGGTATTATAAGCGGTAAAGACGATAACGAACTCGGTCTTACAATGGATATTATTCGTACACTTGTTATTATTGACAAAACAGACGGATTTGAAAATTATACGGTTGACATTATGCCGTCATGGGCAGAGGCGACTATTGAAAAGGTAAAAAGAAAAGGCTATCTAAACGGTGACGGCGAGGACGGATACGGTTTGACAAAGAGTATGATACGTTTGCTTGTTATTATGGATAATGCAGGTTGTTTCGGTGATTAAAAATGTTGCAATATTTTCCTTTTGTAATATAATAAAACAAAAGACAAATTAAAAATTTCAAATAAGGCTTAGAAAGTACATCGAATTTCGATGTACTTTTTTGTATGCCGAAAAGGAGGTTTATATGGGTGTAATTGATAATGCAGTTCAATGGGCGACAGATATTGCAAATGACGACAGTCATTGGTACAGTCAAGACGTGAGATGGGGACCGCATTATGATTGTTCTTCTTTTGTTATAACGGCATATCAAAATGTAGGAGTGCCTGTTAAAGATAATGGTGCTACATATACGGGGGATATGTATAACGTTTTTATTTCGTGTGGATTTAAAGACGTAACGTCGTCCTGTAATCTGTCAAACGGAGCAGGTATGTTAAAAGGTGATGTACTTTTAAATAAAGCAGACCATACCGCTTTGGTACAGGCGGACGGCGGAACAACCGTTGAGGCAAGAGGAACATCATTCGGTATTGTTACCAACGTGCCTTACAGAAATTATCCGTGGGATTGTGTACTCAGATATACCAAAGACGGAGACGGTTATATTGCAAACTGGGTTGAGAGAGAAATACCGAACATCGGAAAGTCGCTCGCAACTAAATCATATATGGCATACCAAACATATACGAACAGTCAAGCAAGCGGATATAAATACTTGTGGGGCAGTGACAGCAGTACGTCAAACGGCGGATTGCGAAAGTACAAAGATTTTATTTGTATGGCACTCGGTTCGTATTACGGACCGGACGGCACGTTTGTTAAGATTGAATTTGACGACGGTAAAGTGATATACGCAGTCAAAGGTGACGAAAAGAAAGACAGTGAAACCGATAGCCGACATATGTATCATACCGGCAGTGACGCAAATATGACGGAGTTTATTGTTGACGGAAATATTGTAACAAGCAATGAAAAATTTACATCTGCATTAGAGTCGGAAGGAATTAATCGCTCTGCCCGTGTTGTGAGAATTTGGACAAGTGACACAGAGCCGACATATGGAAGTAACGGAAGTACATCGGGTGAAAAAGAATATCATTTTGCGGATACCAACGAAAAAATACCTATCCACAATTCGATTTTCAAACAAGCACCTATGCAGTTAGACGGTACTTTGAAAGTAGTAGTAAACGATACAGACGTATCAAAGCATATAGGAGATATATCGTGGACGAATACAAAAAATACACTTGCAACAACGATGTCTTTCAGCACTCCGAAACCTAAAGAAATGAAGTATATGAATATATACATACCCAAAATGGGTGATATTATGAGGTACAGCGGAGGAGATAAAGAAGATTTCAGAGGTGTAATAATCGAGGTTGACGACGGAGCAATGTATGAAAACAAATATACTGCCGTTGATGTAGGGTGGTATCTGAACAAAACCACCGACACATATCAGTTTACATCTATGAGAGCCGACGACTGTATAAAGAAAATATGCAACGATTTATACATTCCGATTGTGCTTATTCCCGAATTGAGTACGCTTATAACGCAAATATATATCGATAAGCCTGTATCTGACGTTATCAAGGATATTCTTGAAAAGTGCGGAAGTGGGTATAACTTTGACTTTGTACCCGACGGTATGCGTATATATTTGTGCAGTGATATGTCGGTCGAGCCGAAGTTTAGAATATCGCCGAATACCGAACTCAAAAACTCAGTACAGTATATGGGTAATATTGAGCATAAAGGCAGTATTGAGAATATGAAGAACAGTGTTAAGGTGATAACCGATACGGACGTTATGACTACCCTGAAAGCCGAGGAGAGTATATCAAAATACGGCTTTCTGCAAGAAGTGGTAAAAATGAATGACGGAGATAATGCGTCGGACTTGGCAAAGAAAAATCTTGGCGAGCTGAATAAGGAAGATGAAACGTATTCCGGTGAAATAATAGAGGAATTGGCAAGCTATACACGAGCCGGAAGCACGATAGAAAAAGACGGAGTGAAGTATGTAATTACAAGCAGTCAGCACAGCATAAAAAACGGTGTTCACTACAATAAAATTGATATGGAGAGATTAGTATGAAAAACGGAGTCGAAACACTTGCAAAGATGTTTAAGGACCGTGAAAACGCAACGAGTGATTTTGTCGTATTCGGTAAAATAATTGAGCTACCGAACCTTAAAATACAATTCACCTCTAAAATAATTCTGACTAAGGACCATATAAAAAGTCTTATTGATTTATACAAACAGGATATTGACGGACGATATGTTTATAAAGGCAGAGAAGTTGCAATGATTCCGTACAGAGGCAATAACAGATATTTGGTGTTGGGGGTGACGGAGAATGGCTGATTACACAAAAACAGAACCTGCATTCGATTTTCAAAAGGGCGATTTTATTATTATAAACGGTCGTCCGAAAATGACGGTTGGCAGGGAACGTATAAAAAATTGGGTGCAAAAAATACTCAATACGCAAAAGGGCAGATATAAAATTTATAACGGTACAGGATACGGTATAAATATAGAAGATACTTTTGTCGGAAAGAATTACAATCGTGACTACATCCGTTCGGAAGTCAAGCGCGAGATAACCGAAATGCTTACCGCAAATGAAGATATAGTAAGTATTGATAACTTTAATATGGAAGTAGACGGCTCACTGCTTACAGTATCTTTTACCGTAAACAGCGTGTACGGCGATATAAATGACGTTAAGGGGGCGATATAATGGCTGAAACTATTGATACAATACTTGAACGTATGCTTTTGCAGATACCGTCAAGATATGATACGTCATCGGGAACTTATACATACGATATAGAAAAATCAACGGCAACGGAGTTTGAGAATGTTTATGATATTATATCATCTCTTGACTCCTATTTTTATGCGTCAACCGCTACGGGTAAGTATCTTGATATGCGTGTAGGTGAGTTTGGATTGGAACGCAAAGAGGCAAGCTATGCAACAGGCTGTGTGACTGTAAGCGGTAACGTCGGAGCAAAAGTGTCTGTCGGTGAAAAGGTGGCGGCAGGTAATGTTATATTTAATATAACCGAAAATGCGATTATACCAAACGGCGGAAGTGTAACGGTACGAATTGTGTGTGACAGTGCCGGAGTAAAAGGCAATGTTGAAAAAGGGAAAATAAACAGATTTCCGGTTACGATTCAAGGACTTATATCCGTAACAAATGAAATTTCAACAACAGGAGGCAGTGACAAAGAAAGTGATGTTGAACTGCGAAAGCGTTTTACCGAATATGTTTCGCATCCTATAACAAGCGGAAATAAGTGGCAGTATATCTCTTGGGCAAAATCAGTTGACGGAGTGGGTGACGCAAAATGCTTGCCGTTGTGGAACGGAGCAGGAACGGTTAAAGTGATAATCGTTGACAGTGAAAAACAACTTGCCGGAAGTGAGCTTATAAATAAGGTACAGAGTTATATAGATGAACAATGCCCAATAGGTGCAGATGTGACCGTTACCACTGCAACGGCAGTAAGTATAAATGTTACGTTTTCGGCAGATGTGGACGAAAGCACACTTGAAAGTATTAAAACGAATATCAGAAATTATTTACGTGATGTGTCTTTTGCGAACGGATATGTGTCGTATGCAAAAATAGGTCAAACCATATTAAATACAGACGGTGTTGATGATTATTCAAATTTGAAAATCAATTCAAAAACAGAAAATATCGCAATATCCGAAACTGAAATTTCCGTTCTTGGGGGTGTTGCCGTTGGCTGATGTAGGACAGAATTTACCGTCGTACTATAAAAAGTCA